CCTTCGTCGGTATTATCTACTCCACGAAGAATAACCGTTTCGCCTTCCTTAAGCAAAATTTCACGCTCGTTTTCGGCGGTAACGTCGCCTCCAGTGTTCAACTGGATATCTTCATCAGAGTCTTCCGTGGAAGTTTTGTATTCATCAAGGCAGCGGCGAATCTTTTCTGTATTATCAATGCTGTCCGTCCAACCAATGTTGGTGAACCCGTCGCGCTCGCTGTCTTCGGATAGGATAACCTCTCCTGACTGTTCCTCAATCAAAATGTTCATAATCTGCTTCTCCATAATATCGTCGTCAGAGTAAACATACTCATCGCCAATCTTCTGCACAGTTAGAACTGTTGCCAGTGGATTTGCGGGGTTATCTACGAGACTTATTTCGTGAAGATCGTACTCATCAATTACGAGCCACTCTTCTCCGGTTTCAGGATCTTGTTTCTTAAACTTGCGCTTTGCCTTACCTCCAATAGAAAAGCCCTTTAGTGTTCCATCGAGAACCTTTTCCCACGTATCAGGGGCCCCCTTGGACACCTTTGCCTGAACATGAATGCCGTCATACACTCTGTCAGACTCGGGGTCATACTTCTTTAGTTCCTCGAAATCTACAAGGGTGCCTACGGCATTTGGTTGATGCATTTCTCTAATGCCCCCGCGAAAACGAGCAAATGCTTCGCGGGAACCCTGATAGGAGATTTCATCACCATGACTGTCACGATTGTTCAGCGTGGCGAAGCCGGAAACTGTACGGTTTTCACGATCCACCTTGGTAAACATGACGCCAATGTCCAGGCGTTCTCCGTTAGAGTTAAATGTAGTCTTTTCAATCATTGTGGTAGTATCCTATACTTGCATTGTTCTCAAAGCAAAATTATTGTTGATTTTTAGAAGAAAGTCGCTTATAGACCCAGAGTTCATAGAGTCCCGCCATCACCAATACAGCGCCTCCTGGCGAACCTGGTTCTGCAATAGTAAACGATATCCCCGCCGCGATCCAGTAATATCCAGACATCAAGGAGAATATGGACAGAGATATCGTATGCTTCTTAAAAAGTGAGTGAACTTTGGACAATCCCAGTATAATTGCCAGAGCCCCCCAGGAGAGTTCGGAAGCCAGTCCCGCCATACCATCCCAAATGCTGGTAGAGCCGAATGTGTCATTCGGCAATACCAACCATAGTCCCCATATAATATTAAGTGTGGAGAAATGCCATACAGAATATGCGTACGAAGAAGATGCTATAAGTTCACTCAGTCTGTCAACTGAGCCTGACCACCATTCTTTTATGTTTGTTATGTTTACTCACCTACTCTGTTTGCCGCCCCTCTCCCTGGGGATTTCTTGATCTATCTGATTGGGCACCATCAGGCCCCCCGGATCGCTCAGCGTCCCGAGTTTTACCATTTTCTGCTTTCTGCTTTTCTGTTTGTATATCCGCGCGCATCTTCGCCTGCTGATAGACACCAACAGTATGATCGCCGCCCTCGCGGCCCTTCTTTCCGAGCCACTCACGAATCTCGTTGGGTGTGCTGACATCCCAGCGCAGATAACGCTCGTGAATGCGACTTGCAGTTTCTTCGTCTGTAAGGGTAAGTTCATTAAGGTGGAAATAAAATGCGTCCGTTATTTCTCTAAACACAGGCTTTAGTCTACGCTCAACAATTTCCTGCATCGGACGACACACCTGTTCCTTAAACATTCGTGTGGATTCCTTCGAAGCACCCAGACTAATGTTTTCTGTATGACCAATCTGGGGCAGTGGGACCCTATGAGTCATCAAAATAGTGTCCCTGTTGGACTCATTATACTTAGTAAACGAAGCATCGGTGATGTTCGCCTCTACAGGCTCCAGACTGAATTCTACCTTCTTTTCATCAGAATCGGCGGGCAAAGGAACATACAGAGTTCTGTGGTGCTGTCCCTTTAATCCAGTCTGCAAGAAATCAACAAGTCGTTGCTCTGACTGGGCGCTTAGTCTTGCATTCTTAAGGACAACAATATATCTCGGGACAGCCTTGTGCTCAAAGTAGTCGAGGTTAAACCTTGCTGCGAATTCTTGTCCCGCGACAGCGTTGCGTGCAGCGAGCACATCGGGTACACCATAGTAACTGTTCGTCGGCGTATATTTGGTGAGGTGAATAATCTCATTAGGGTTCCTGTCTGTACCAATGGGGTCTGCTGTTTCTTGGTCCCCATAGTTACGGAAAAACTGTGCCCTACCGGCGACTAATTGTACATATCCGTCTTTATTCACACGCCGCCGAATTGTCGTAGCATGAATGTGACCAATATACCCAACCCGTCCACGGTTTGGGCCCTTTGTTATACGACCAACTTCGAAATAACCATTTCCGGTTGTCTCTAGGTCGGTCATAACCTTTCGTAGTGTTTCAATAAAAGTTTCTTCTGAATTAACACCGTCTAGCCAATCATCAAGTCTCAAACGTGCGTTCTGGATGCGTGTACGTACACGGTCAAGTGTGTCTTCGTTTGTTACTCTACTAAGACGGTTCTGGGTACGATGTGACTCATGGAATTCATAACCAAGGCCGACAATGTTGGTGACCTTTGCATCCACCGCCGCCATATGGGCAGGGCTTACTTCGTATAGTTTTGCCAAATAGTCAAGGTTATATGGGGGCTCGACTACATCGAACGCTCCATACCCCGTCGCAAATTTATCTGTTCTAGCCTTGGACTTTGCGTTGCCATCTCCTGTTGCCAGAGGCTTTCTATCTCCAGAATCTAGAGACTTATTGATCTGTCTGGTTAACTTGCGCTTAAATGATGGATTAAGCCCGCCCAGATCGCGCACCTGATCTAACCCCTTGGCGAACGGGTCATTACGAGTCTTCGCAATTTTCTCCATAACAGAAGAATCTTCCGCGTCCCCTCTGGGAACCGGAATACGAATCTCGCTGGGGTCTTCTGGTGTGTCGTCCCTCGACACTCTCATTCCTGCTGTATCCATTAAATATCAAAGTCGTCAGGGATTTCATCACCCTCAACGAACGCCTCCATTTGATCGTTATGCTGATTGTCAGTTACCTGTTTGCTGCCAGGGATAAATGCGATCTTACACCCAATCCCCGCCGTATCCGGCGGCTGCTGCCTTCATCTTTCTAATGGCATCTCTATCATTCTTTAAGCCATTTAATGAGAGCACCCTACCCTCACTATCAGAAAGTGCGGTTCCGTCGGGGTTCATTGCAACATAAACTCCCCAGTCTGCTCGCTTCGGTTCAACTCTAGTCTGTCTCATGTCTGCCATTGTGTCACTTTTTCCCTTCTAATGCAATATTTTGTCTGCTATGCGCCGATAATATGCCAGTCTGTTTGCAGCCCTGTCGTTACGCCGTCCTGTATCTGTATGTCATCATCGATCTCTACCTGTCTAACAATAAGACTATTCAGGCCCATAGACAATATATCCCTTGCTTCCTGGCCAACCAGGACCCTATCAAAGAAAGTAACGTGCTGAATTATATATTCCACCTCATCTTCTGGGTTTGACCATGTTCCTTGCCCAACAGTAGAGAATCCATAGTCTACAGGATCATTTTCGTCTATATACCAATCAAAGTTTGATCCATTTTTAACGACCACAAAGCCATGCCAATTATCCACAGAAAGAGGTGGACCCTCAGAAATATTACCATTAAAAAATATTCTAGGCGTGTATTCCTCACCATCAGAATCAAAAGTTATATCTATAGAGTCACTATCAAACGGTAGACTTATTGCAGTTCTCCCCCCCGAGCCAACTGGCTTAATCCAAAACACCAGTGAAAAATCACCGAACCCAGCCCCAATAGAGTTAAATACCATACTACTATCATCAAATATTCTTATTGCACCAAAACTGTTAGCAACTCCGATGTCGTCCTCTTCGACCAGGGGCTCATCCAAATCATCAACGTCTGGGTCTACTGGTTCAGTATAGTCTAATACACCATAATCTAGTGTGACCAGTTCTTCTAATTCATAGTCAAACCCCAGCGATTCGAGTGGGGCATAGAAATCTGGTTCGTGGTCTAATGTGTGTAATTCGTAAGACATTACCTATGATAATACACTATTTGGGAAATTTGTGCAAATACCAGACCCCCCGCGATTTGCGGGGGGTCATCGGTAACTAACAACGGCCCTAAGGTGCGACCGGAACCGCACGAATAGCACCATCTACGCCGCTCTAACTTCATAGAGTGTGACGCAGGCTTAAAGTTTGTTGGCCAAGTCCTTAACGGACGCAATTATACTGTTCAACTGATCAACGAACTCCTGCTCGGTTGAATCACTTCCCTCATACTTAAGCGATTGCAGCACCTCATCTGCTGACATCTCAACGCGCACCTTCTTGGCGAGTTCTCCCAAAAATTCACGATCTGATTTTCCAGCCTGCCTGGTCCAGTGTGCAAGAGCGTCTAAATTAATACCTGCGCTCTCTACTGCCTCAACAAGTTCTAGGGCCTCTGGAATGCGCTCACGATGATTCAAAAGATTCTGCAAAGCCATTGATCGGCCCGCAACACCCTGATCAACATAGTATTTAGAATACTCCTCAAGGAATTCCTGCTGCTTCTTGTCTAGTCCCATAAAAAACACCTCCCAGTCAGTTTTTGATCCTCCACCGCCGGAAGAGTCTAATCTTTGCCCGTCAACCTCACTTGCGGCTGATCTAATATGGCTTCCGGGGCAGCCGGTGGATCTAAAGTGACTATGCGGCTTAACACTCAATCCGGCGCGACCGTTTTTTCTTAATTCCTGAATGCACCAAGCGAATGCTGACAATGCCGCACTTGATGGTCTTTGCCTTGCCCCACCGATCCAGCACACAGCGTAGTGTGTGCTATTCCCATGATTGGTTCCATTGGCGGCGGTGCGGGTTCCGGTACCTCGACCTGCAAATGCATAGCCATGCTGGCAAACACCCATAGTGTAAGCAATATCTACCCACCCCCGAGTATTCATGTGGAAGTCCTGCCAACCCTTCCAAATTCGTACACAATCTCTATGTGCAGAAACAGGAACGTTGTCTCCACCATAATGCAAGGCGGTCCCACCATTTTCGGGGCTAATATTGGTCGAACGAGAGCGCGGGCGAGCAAGCCCAGCATCAGACCTGGTTACAAATCCTACAATCTTGGGCTGAGTTATACTCACTCATCATCACCATGGTCTGCGTCAGCATCTTCTGGCTCATCGTCTGCAATAGGGATATCATCATCCCAGTCTGGCACAGACATGCCGTCAAAGTCGCTACCAGCCAATTTTTGGATCAACCTCTTCATATCGACCTCCTCGGTCATTCTAACATATTTTTGTGCATTAGGCAACTGCTTCTATATCAGCGCCAACCAATTTAATCTCGCATACATCGGTGGAGCAGAATTCTTCCATTTCACCATCTGTTCCGGTAGAGCCTAAGTCAATAGGCTGCAAGCCGGATGACATACGCTCATACTGCTCCTGGGTGATTTCCTCATATGGCATCTGTGGGAATGTTACCTTTTGCAGGGGCATAAATGAAACTGTCTTCCACTTCCCCGCGTTTTGTCGCAGTACCGTTTCGATGCACTCTGCCTCATGGGGCTGGAATGTAATAGTACACGAAACACCATTATCAGACCAGTGCTCTGCCATAAACGTTGCTAAATCTGCCTTATCAAATATGGACACGTCCATTTCTGTTGGCAGACCCTCGCCCTTTACTGGCATCTCTACGACAATAGTATTATCGCTCATAAGGTCGGGCTCTGTATGGTACCCAGCCTTTTCCAGTGAAGAAACGAGGGGGTGGTTTTCTTGGAGTCGGATTCTCCTGATGTAGTAATCTGCTACAGGATAATGGACGCCCGGCGTTGCACCGGCAAGTAGGCTAACCGTTCCAGACGGCTTGACAGTGGTCTTGCGAATGGACTCATTTACGTCCAGCCACCTACTGTACTTGCGGTCAAGGTTTTCGATGTATCCATAGCCCGCACGGACCCATTGCTTGAGTACATCCTTAGACTCACGGTGAATAAACTGCACCGCTCCACTGTTCGACGTACCAATTCGCCTATTACGACGCATGACTTC